GCACTTCAGCGGTTAGCGACAATAAGATTGGTTCCGGAATCTGTTTCGCTGGGCAGGCGTCCTTTCCGGAGTGAATGAAAGTGGCGCAGTTCCAGGCTGTATGCCCCTTGTAGGTTACATGTCGGTAGTTTTTTCCGCAGCGGGGGCAGAAGATTATGCCCGAAAACGGATACCGGTTGGCCGGATTCTTCCTGACATTTCTGTTCTCCCGGCGCTCAGCCATTATTTCCTGCGCCTTTTGAAATGTGAGAGGATCAATGATCGGCTCATGGGTTCCTTCGGCATAGTACTTTGGCAGGGTTCCCCGGTTATAAAGCAGCTTCTTGGACAAATGGTCGGCGACATACTTTTTCTGAAGCAGCGCGTTGCCAGAATACTTCTCGTTATTAAGGATGGCCAAGACCCGCTTTGCAGTCCACTCTCTGCCATGATAGGTCATCGTACCCGTTTCCCGCAGCCTGGCTGCAATCCGGTCGCATCCCAGGCCGTTTATGTAATCGGTATAGATCAGTCGAACAATTTCAGCCTGTTCCTGAACGATTTCAATTAGACCATTGTTGATTCGGTACCCGTACATGAAACGCAGGTTTACGATCTCTCCTTGCTGAAACTGTTTGCGAATCCGCCACTTGCAGTTCTCACTAACCGAACGGCTTTCTTCCTGGGCGTAGGATGCCAGGATAGTGAGCATGAGTTCTCCGTCCCCGCTGATGGAGTGAATATTCTGTTCCTCAAAATATACGTCGATCCCAAGCAGTTTGAGTTCCCGCACGGTTTCAAGAAGTGTTACCGTGTTGCGGGCAAAGCGTGATATTGATTTAGTAACGACCAGGTCAATGCGGCCATCCTTACAATCGGCAATCAGGCGCTGAAATTGTGGGCGAGCGTCCTTGGTTCCTGTCAGTGCCTCGTCGGCGTATACACCAGCATATTGCCATTCCGGTCGTTGCTGAATGAGGTTGCTGTAGTAGCTGACCTGAGCCGCAAGGGAATGAAGCATTTCACCTTTTCCAGATGAAACACGGGCATAGGCAGCCACTCGTAATCTTGTCGGAAGTGGCAACACCGAAGGTGATATCTTCTTAACTATTCTTTCCATAAGGGCCTCCTTTCGTTATGACACATATTCGCTCTGAAAGCCCCTCTTATCAAGCGTTTTGGCGATATATGCTGCGAAAAGAGAGCCCGTATTTTTCAGCGATAGCCGTCTCTATTTTTATCAGTTCATCGTCATGAATAATACCCACCTCAAGCCATTTTTTGAAAACCGCCAGGGCGGCTGTATAGTGAATAATTGCTAAGGCCTTATCCATGCCACACCGCCTTTGACCTGCCGCAGCAGATACGAGAACAATATTTGCGGTTCTTGTTTCCGTAGCTTTCAAACTCACGGCCACAGATAGGGCAGGTAAAGGTATAGATGGCTTTCCGGTTGACGGCTTCCGGGTGGTCGTTCCACCAAGCCATGCGGCATTTATCCGAACAAAACTGTTTTCGCTTCACGCCAGAAGTCTGGGTAAGAGGGGTTCCGCACTGCCTGCAGGAAGCCCCATCCTTCTGCAAACTCGTTCCTGTATGAATACCGCCAAGGTTGTTCCTGCGGCAGAATGACTTTACCGTATTTTCGGAAACACCTAGTGTTGTCGATATGCTTGAATAGCTGAAGCCGTCCCGGCGCATTTTAATGATTTGCTCTTTTTGCTGTTTTGTCATTACGCTACCTCCTCCGAAGGCAAAACTCAAAATGCCTTCGGTATAAGCCACAGGAGGAGTCATAATCGGACGGCTTGAAACAAAAAAATGGCCCGTGGAGCGCATTGATTTGCTCCACGGACCATCTTTCATCACCAAATCACAGGTATTTTCATTTTTGTTTTCTATTCGGCTGCCTTGCCGTCCACATAGCTTTCGCCCAAAATAAAGGCGATAATGGTTCCGGAGATCCAAGCATAGGCCTCACGGTTTACTGGCGCTCCCAGCCCTTCATTGATAATAATAAAAACCGCACTGGCCAATGCGGTTAGAAATTTACGGCTCTTTAATCTTTCAAAAAATGGTCTCATCTTATCCTTCCTTTCTATATGCTATCTCACTACCACCGTTCTGGTACGCTCGATCCAATCTACAGTGTGATCTAAGGCTTCAGCCAACTGGCGCACCGGCGCATAAGATCTGTTATCGATTATTACCGCATCTATGGTTGTCCCGCCCGCCAGGATCCGGACCCGGTTGGGAGTTGATATATTAAACCACTCGGATATGGCATCCGCCATTGATGCAACTACCCGCTGGTATCGCTGGTTGTACCGCTCTATGTCCTCCGCGTTGTCATGAAAAAGCAACTCGGTCAATACCGAGGTCGCGTTGGTATTGACCACCTCTGCCCATCTGAATCCCGGTACCGAACTGTCTTTTATGCCCCTGTCCCTTAGCTCCAAAGTACCGACTAGGGCTGCTTGCAGTTTAGATCCGAAGGCGGCGCTGTTAGTGCCTGAGATACCATAACACCAAGTTTCGGTTCCGGTTCCGCCCCCGGCGTTGGTATGGACGGCTATATGCAGATCTGGTTTCTTAGAGTTACTGTCGCTTACAATTTTCGACAGACTCCAATCCGGATCGTTGTAGTATACGGTTATTCCCCGGCTGGTCAAAATGCTGCCCACATCACGAACCAGCACGTTCATCCTAGTTTCTTCGGAGACTCCGTCAACTCCCAAGTTGCTTTCCTGGGATGAGGCCGACAAATATACACTAGGGCTGCTCATAAGTGGTAACCTCCTCCTTCTTCACGGTCTTAGCAGTCTTATCCGGCCAGTTGTTGTTTTTGCTCAGGTTTTCAAATAGTGCCTTGGCTGAATACACGACCACCACACCCAAAATTTGAACCAATACGGCGGTGCTCAACGTTTCCGCAATTTGATCTCGGCCCAGATAGGCCAGGTAATAAGACAGGTAGGTCCAGATTATGCCGTTAATGAGTAACAAAGTGACGATAAATTTTGAGAAAGTCATACTGCCTCCTAACTGTCCTTGATCTCATCAATACGCTTGTGGGCTTGCCGGGTGGACTCTTCTACCCTGGTTACCCGCTCGGAAAGTTCGTTAACTCTTTTTTCCTGAACTTTAAGATCGATCTTAATATCATCGATCCCGCTCTTGATGTATTTGATGTCTGCTTTCAGTTCTCCACTTTCCTGACCTTCGTCTTTACAAGCATTTTTTATTCCTTGCTGGTACCCAACGTACCCGAAGGCAACCGAGCACACGGTCCCTATGGCTCCCAACAGCGCTAGGTTTTCCATCCCTCACTCCCCTTCCCTACATGCTTTACCCCGGAATTTTGCCGATAAAAAAAGAGCCCTAAGGCCCATGGATATAGAAAGTTCCACTTCGCTATCGCCCTTTTAAGAGCAATTCCCATATTTCATTTTGGATTTCTAGGATGAGTTTATTTTGCTCATAGATGTCAGCCAGGACTGCATCCTTGCCCGCTTTATCTATCAGGAGTTTCATTTTGGCCGCTCTTTCAGCTATCCTGGCTTTCTCGGCTTCGGCGGCCAGATGTTTTCCGGTCTTTGCTACCACTAATTTATCAGCCACTGACCATCACCTTCTTTGTCGCCGGTTCGCAGGTGCAATCGCTGCTGACTGCAATGGTATATTCACCCGGACCGGCAAACTCCAGGAGCAGATTTGCTGTCCCCTGGACCGGGGTTAATGTATGAGCAGCCACAACCTCACCATCATAGATTACCTCTACCGTCATTTGGTCGGAATTGGCCTGGGGATTGTCAAGGTAATCCAGATAGGCCAACGTTACATTCAGTTCCTGGTTAACCGCGACCGCATCCGCACAGTCTATATCGAGATGCAGATAAGCACTCTTGATATATCTTGCTACCTCTACCCCATCTTCCAACTGTATTTCATAAATAAGGCCGTTGTCATTTAACTCCACTCATCATCCCCCCTAAGCGGCCACATGCCATAATCCCCACTGCGCTCGGGCCGCATACGAACTGCTGCCTCCGGTCTGCACCTGATATTGTAAATTGAAAGAGGACTGAATCGGGGTCCCGAAGGGGATAACCCACCATTCTCCGCCGCTTACACTGTTATCACTGCCGTCATAGGTAGTTCCTAAAGCTCCGCCTTGATAGCCGGTCCCGTCATAGGTTTTGAAATAGCCAATCGGTAATCTGCCGGGTCTGGTTCCCGCATCCAGGAGATAATCCGGCGTGGCAAATGAAAACACGCTAACCCCATCTATCAGCAGCCGATTGCTCACATAGGTTGTGCTGCCCGGAGTCCACAGCCGGACATAGCCGCCGATAATGGTTCGGGGTCCGGTTATGGCCGCGTAATCGTGCCAAACATCGTCGGCGGTTTTGTTCGAGGTCGTATACCCGGCCGTAATGGTTATGCTTTTGGCATTCCAGGGCGCTCTGACCAAAGCTGTCAAAGCATCGTCACTTAACTTTTTTACCTTGGAATGTAGACTTCCGGCCGTATCGGACGCATCCCCGCGCACCCCGACTGAGCGGCGCATAAAAGCTAGGATTTCCTCAGATCCAAACACTATACCAACCCCCGCTTCAGAATTTCCCCCGACCATTGATAGGTCTTGATCTGCCGGACTCCGCCGCTAAAACCAGAAGCCGGGGGCAGATAACGGCAGGCTCTTAAGATCAGATCCCCTTCCCACTCCAGCCAGGTAACGGCGTTGCAGCCATAGATGCCATGCAGCAGATTGCCCGTCTCCCCGTTGTACACATTGAAATGGATGGCGTTCTCCGCCGTCCAGGCTCCGCTTTCTCCGGCCCTTTGGTAGGTCGGGTACAAGGAGTCCTGAACGGTTTCCCCATGCAGGTGGAAATGGTGGTCCGCATCCCCGCCCTTCTTAACGATCAACCAGTAATAAGCCCCACTCACCAGATCAGATATATCTACCGGAATGCTGAAATAGCCCTTGCTAGTTGGTATAAACTCTTTGGGCAGCACCATGTACCTGAGCAGCGAACCCAACGTTGAACCGTCCGGACTAAAGCCGTCGCGGACTTCCAGTATGAGATCTGCACCCTGCCCATGCTTGATAATTTCAAATACCGCTCTAGCTATTGAAGCATCCGCATCCGCCTTGAACCGCACCGCATGATCATAGCCAGCACAATCATACTCGGCGATGCCAGCACCGTTTTTACCATCAAAAGCGGTGCCTTCATAAACATGCGAGAATTCCTGCATCACCATCCACGAGTTGGCCAGGTTTTCATCTATAACCGTCTGGCCGCTTTCGGCCGCAAACAGCATTGCATCCACCTCCTACTGCAGCGTCAGCCTGCATTCTACCGTTAAGATCATCTGATTTTCCTTCCCCCAGGGCACCTTTAATAGATTAAACATAGTGCCTGAGCCTGGGGCATCGGTCGCACTTACAAAAATACAAGTCTTTTGATGCTGTCCGTTGCCTTCTCCCGCCAAGAGCACGGTCCTAAGCCTTATGTTATTTCCCGATTGGGTCACAACCGATACTGCTTTGCGGAAAACCTCAGTAATGGTATCCCCTTCGGCCAGATCATCGCCAATAACTAGGTAGGGACTGGACAGTCCCGCTACCTTCTGAGCGGCTATACCCAATCCGGCACTGGTTACATAGTTTTGCAATGGTCCAATTACTGTTCCGTCTTCATATTCCAAATACCACTCCGATTTCAGTCTCATGGTTTCCTTCATAACTTACACCACCCCATACTGGCCCAATACTACGGTCAGGCCGACAACTGAATCCGCTTCTTCAGGTGATTTGTAGTTAAATACCTGCACCGCAGCCTTTTGAAAAGCCCTGAATTTGATAAAACCCGGGTATGGTACCTTAACCGCTTTGGAAAAGTCTATATCCGCCCATTGGCTCCACTGGCTGCCATTAGCACTCACAGAGATCTGCAGTCCCCGGGGCAGAGACATGGCTTGAGTTTGGGGATAGATACGGGCTAAGCTGCCGATAGTTGGTATGGCCGCACTTTCCGGTTGAGGAATAGAAGTAAGCCCCCACTTATGCATTTCCCATATCATTGACATAGGTGTTCCTCCTAAGCGCCATCCTCGGCTGTTATTACCGCCAGTACCGACCAAAGGCCGACTACGGTATTGGTAATCTGTTTAATACTGAAACCTTCACCTGGCCTGATACACAAGGGTTTAATATCTATCCCCCGAGGTATCATGTTGAAATCCATTAAAGGGGTGGCATTAAGCGTTAGGGGTATCTCATCATTATTAAGGGTTACCAGCCACATTAAAGCCCCCTCGGAAATAGTGGCCCCGGTGGCAATGTGGATCCCGGCTGCCAAATCTACATCTGCCGTATCGGCTTTTTGTGGAGTGATAGCCGTACCGCCGCTTTGGCTGGTGCTGCGCATGAAATCCAGTTCCACCCCTACCCCGGTAAGCGCGGTCAGGGACATGTTGACGATCGAAAGCCTGGGTATCCTGATCAGATAGCCGCTGTCTGCATCGTTATATATAGAAAACAAGTGCTTGTTCTGGGCCAGAGCTACACTGGGTGCCAGACAATAAAAGGTAGGCAGCCCATGCCAGGCTACATACTGTTCATAACCGGCCCCGCCTTCGATGGCCCGGTAACGCGCATTAAGCTTTTTCCCGGTACTGTCGGGGGGTACCTGAATATATCCGCCAGCCATTAAATCAACCTCCCATCGTTAATGTGCTGCTGCGGCAGGCCTCAACCAGCCAAGGCCGGTGCCTGACGGTCGTCAGCAGCAGGTCCTGAATAGCAATAGTTTCTGTTCCGTAAACAAACTTATGGATCAGCTTGGTATCATTCATTTTTTTCTTCTGCTGCGCCGAAACCAGTGCCTTAAGAAAATCGGCAATCCCTAGAAGGCGGCCCCCGAATTCCACAGTAAAAACCCAAAGTCCCGCTTCGCTTAAGGTTATCCCTACCTTCTGCACTAGGAATACTGAGTTAACGCCCCTTTCGGGCAGCTCGATGACTACCAGCTGCCCGGGTGCCCAGCCGGTCACTGTGGTGGTAAAACTACCGCTGGTCTTGGGATTAGCCCAGTCACGCAGGTCCGCATTACCGGCCGATTCGGCCGCTTCAATAGTTACCAGGGCGTCATCCTTGATTTGGTGTTCATACACCCCGTCTCCGCCTTCGAGCGCGGCGATGGTTGCCTGGCTGGCCAGGTCGTCGACTACGGTAATGACGTCTATGCTCTGTTTGGCAGTCAGTGACATGGTCAATCCACTGGAAGGTGTATCCGTAGCAGCCGAGCAGCGCAAGTAGCCGTCATTGACATTCACCATATAGTCCTTGCTGTCTTCCTCATCTATACCTTCAATGCCGAGACTATACTCTACTCCGCCCACCTGCAGACTGCATTCCTGTGGTGTCCAGGGGAGTACCCATATCCGGGCCGCGCCGTCCGTTTTCCACTCTATGGTCTGCGGATCGGACAGCATACTGCCGCCCAATATATAAACACGGTTGCGCAGTCCCTGATGGTCGATGCTGACTTTGAAGTTGCTGAACCGTCCTCCGGCCTGCAGGGTCATGGGAGCGGCAGAGCCCAGTTCGCCGGGGTCAAAAAAATGGACCACTTTGTAATGGTCCACATACCACTGCCAGCCGATGTAGTCGCACAGCCACTTCATGCAATCGGACGGCATCATGTAGTTAAAGTCGGTGCCGGTAGATTCGATTACCGGAGCACCGTTTTCTACCCCTGCAGCTGAAAAATCCGGGCAATATTTATTCAATATATCCCGTACGATTGCGTCAGCGCTCCATCCCAGGTAGGTCTCAACCACCAGCTTTTTATTCATCTGCAGAGTGTAGTCCTGGCAGTCGGCCTTCCACACCAGCGGTGCCTTACTGTATATCAGCTCCACCCGGTCGATAATACCGGCAAAAAGCCGGGGTTCTGTAAGGGCAGTGTCTTCGATGATTATTTCGCTGCCCTGCAAAGGCTTATCGCCCTTGACTGCAAAGGAACAGCTGTCTGCCTGGTAGGTAAGCATCTGGCTGATATTTAGACTTCCCCGGCGGTAGTCAGCCCATCGGTCAATCCCGGCAATCCTAATAGTTTTAGCCACTGAAGCGCACCCCCTTGGCAAGCAAGGTGCGGTAAATTTGCTCTCCGGCATCAGAAACGCCGCCATTTACCGTTATACTGATCCTGTTGACGGTAGTGGAA